GCTCATGGCTCATTGTGTCCTTTGCTTCGCCTACAACTTCCTCCCACCGGCACTTTATCTCCACCGGATCAGGGTAATCGAACCCACCATCCCCATTCTCTACTGGGGGTCCCCAGTAAAGGGCATCCTGCTTCAGCATTCGCGTTTCTATGCCCATGCTTCTTCAGTTACCCCCCAGTTCTCTGTCCCTAGCCACGAAACCTGTCCAAACGTTTGTGTCCTGCCCTCGGTAATCCGTTTGTTCAGTGCAGCAAGATTTCCCGCTGTGTCCAAAAGCATTGCCTGCTGACCGTACACAGTCACAGCCAAGTTCAAATCGACCCTATACTGGAACCGCTGCCGGACAGAACCAGCCGCCTCCTCCGCAGGACGCATATCACGGACAGCGTAAAAGTGGGCTGCCAGCCACCGCTCGATCAGCTCCAACTTTTCATCCGTGTAGCTAGAACTAGTGCAAACATCAGTCACCAATTGATTAGCAGCCTCAATAAATGGAGTAAGGCTGATGGACGCTTCCGTCTCTATGATACCTTGCACGGATGCTTCACTAGTTCTTGCCATTTTTCCTCTTCCGTGCCCACCAAAAATGGATAATGCCACCAGCAATGACCAGCCCTATAAAGAACAAGGCTAGCCCAAACGAGTAGCTTGTGGACTCTGGTATGGGTGGTGTGGTTACAGCCATAGCCCCAGGTTGAACTGGGATCTGCACTGCCCCTGGCTCCATGTGAACTACCACATCGAGCTCAAATGCTGGTTGAGTGGTGCTACCAACCTGAAGTGCAGATGGCGCACACCAAACTAGCCACAAACAGGGGAGATAACGCCACACAAAGCTGCCTCCAGATCCACCTTCGGGAACACTTGTAAACGGCTTTCCTTCCCACAATTGTAAACGCAACAGCCGGGAAAAACCACTGGCAGGTCTTTAGCAATTGCAGCGAAACCCTTTTGGTAGTTCTTGTAGGTCGCATCAGTTGGCTTGCTTATATTCGCATCATGCCAGTTAGTCTTCCCGTCCAGAACTTGCATGTCGAATCCAAGCAAAAACACACGCCTAGCCCCAAGCAATAAGGCCAAGTTAATAGCAGAGCACCCTGTATTGCAGCCCCATCCTAGGGCATCCTTATGAAGTCCTTTTGGCTTCCTTGGCAATGTTCTTAGCCAAGGCACACCTTTGCCATCATGCAAAGATGGCTGGTTTGTGTAAACAGGATTTGGAAACTCCTGCAAAGCCTTTCTATGAACGTTAAACCAACGTAAGTCCCCAAAGATACACGCTGCACAAACATCAGGGCCAAGCCGAAATGCATCATTGCAGCCAATTGTCTTTCGGCCAATCAGCTTTGTCCAATCAAAGGAACGCAAAGAGGGGCCTCCGCCTATGATAAAGACGTCAGCCCCTTCCCAAAGTTGTTCTGGCTTCCACTGCATGACTACTGTTTCGATAGCCACTCCGTCAATGCGTCCTTGGTCTCGAAGTTGTCGAGTACCACAGTGGGGCGATCTGCATCGTAAACCACGTACAAACCGTCCCTCAAGACGATTTTGAAGTCCTTCTCAGCCGCCCCCGAGAACTGGGCTGTAACGTCCTGCCCCTTGGGCCTGCCCGGCTTACCCTTTGGCTTGCTGGCGGGCTTGTCTGGGGCCGTCTCTGGCACGACAGCAGCCGCCTCACCCTGGGCCTGTGGCGCAAATACCGGATTAATCTCAGCGACGCGTTCAAACTTGTGGGGAAACTTCGCGGCAAGGTCTTTGTCGCTTTCCACCACGTCGCCTGCCCGGTAGGTCACAATGCTTGCGCCACGCCCCTCCACATGCGTCCCCACGTTGGGCTTTAATCTGAAAAGCACTTCTGGTCTCCTGTTCTGAAAAGAATTGTGTTAGGTTTTGGTCCTACTAGTGGCCGGGGGCGATTAAGCCGCCCGGCCACATAGAGGGTCCGGTAAATCGTCAGCCAGATGAGACTTACACCTTGCCGTACACGATACCGGTGTTGCCGTTCTGATCGGCACGGAACTGCGGCACGATGATGCACATGGTCTTGAAGTTCTTCTGAAGGCCGCCGTTCGTGTCCCACTGGATATTGATAATGTCCATACCAACAACCATGCGAACCACGTCCGACGTCATCTGCACCATAGCCACGTCGTAATCGGGCATGTAGTCCAGAGTGGTCACGGCAGAAATGCCGGTGATCTGCTGGATACGCTGCCGGAGAGTGATGTCGCCCTTGTTGTCACTGTAGTCCTGGTCCAGGTAAATGTCCCAGGCAGGCGCAAAGTACAGCACCCAGGGGCCGTAGTGGAAGGCATCCTGAGATTGCTTGCGCATCTCCAGGATCTCCTCGACCAGCGTCTTCGGGGTCCAGCCCGAATCAGTCGGCGCAGTAAGGGTCTTGCTGAGTGCGTGCGGGGTGTTGGAGAGGCCGTAGATGGTGCCGCCACCGAACGTATAGGTAGCAAGCTGGCCAAGGGCCAACTTCTCAACACTCTCGGCCACCTTCCGCCCAGCCAGCTCGGCCATGGTGGTGTCCAGCGGGCTTCCACCGTTGCGGCTAGCAGCCAACTCGCGGGCACTGAAGAACCAGTCCTTGTGAATGATCGGCAAGGGCAGGTTCTCAATATCAAAATGCGGCCGGTCGTTCTCACCACGCTTCAGGCCGTCCATCGAGATCACGGCATCGTTGATGTCCCCAACGTTCTGACTCTGAAGAACAGTCTTGCCCATACCATTAGGGATGTTGTAGGTCAGGCCACGCGCACGAACGTCAGCCACGAACTTGAGGCGGGGGGTCGCCGCCTTGATCACGGCCGTGTCAAGCTGGATCCACTCGTCCTTGAGCAGAGTGGCCGGGGTATTGGTCACCACTGCCTTGCCGTTTCGGTTCACAAAGCTGCGCCCACCCTGTCCGATGTAGGGCCGCAGCACCCCAGGATCGAAGTCGTTCGCGATAAGGATATCGGCAATGTCTCCGTATCCTTTCCCATTGAGTATGTAATCCATTTCTTTTTGCTCCTAATGTTTCGGGTTATGCGGCCACTTTGTTGTCCGCTTTAGTTCCTACAAATGTGGGGCCTTACGCTGCCCGTACACAAATGTGCGTATCCACCGCGCCGGAGCCAGTGAGGTCCAACGCCTCCTCAGCGTAGGCCATCACCTTCTCCACACTGGCAGCACTGCTGGCACTGGCCAAGGCAATGAGCCGCCCTGTCCCATCCGAGATGAGCGCAGTGCCAATGGTCACGTTCTCGCCAGCCTTCAGAATCCCATGGAAGCGAGTGCCGGGGCGCTGGATGTTGTACTGCACTTTGCTGCCATTGGTATAGCTGTCAAGGTAGGTCTTGCCCTGAAGTGCATCCTCCACAGCGACCTGTACCAGCCCTCGGCCCCCTTCCGTACTGTGGGCCTTGACGTTACCGTTGGATTCCTTCTCTAACAGGTAGCCGGGCTTGATGGTACCGCTGCCGTTAGCCTCCTCGCGCTTGTAGTCGCCCCAATCACCGTCAACCTGAATTGCGTTCCCAACCATTGCGAAACTCCTTTTGCCAGATCGGCCTTACGCCTTCGTTATTTCATTATACACACCGGGCCAACGAAGCCCAGTATGTTATTTGTTGCTACCAAAGTTCATCACCGGGATGGGCAACGGCTCCTCTTCCGCGCCATTGCCAACAACCTCACCCTGCCCCGCGTAATTGGCAACGGTAACGTTCTCAACAGGCGCATCTTCGGCCACCAGTGCAGCCATGCCCTCCAAGTCCTCCAGGCTCTTTGCCTCGAGCTGGTCCTTGGTGAACTTGTTCCGCTTGTTGGCCATGATCTTGCCAATCAGCGTTTCCTTGGCCAACTTATGCGCACGCAGACCATGATTCAGCACTTCGCGGATGCCCTCGGGGGCAGCAGCAATGTACTCATCCACACTCTGAGGAGCCTTGGGCTCAACCCCAGCCGCCCCCGCCTTGGTAGCATTGGCAACTGCTTCCTTGTTGTCTGCCACGAGCTGTTCCGACTTGACAGGTACAGCTTTGTCCACCTTGTCGACGAGGTACTTCAAATGCTCCTCGTTCTGGGCCGTCAGGAACTCCTTGTCATTGTCATCCCACTGGCCACTCTTGATCAGGTGGGCAATCATCTCGTCCTTGGTCATTATTAGCTCCTCATATTGAACATTGGACACAATTTTTGCGTTAGCTGCCTCAACGTACTGATAGCGACGAATAACACGCGTCGGCAACCCAGTTGGCACGGCTACATCGCCGTCCATCTTGTAACCCTGCTGGAACATGTTTCCGTTGTCCTCAAACACAAAGGTCGACGGAAACACATCTACAACCCACCGGCCATACGTCTCTTTGCCACCAAGATTGCGGATGGCGGCGTTCAGAGACTCGCGGATGGTGTCGAAGGAGTATTCTTCTTTCCTTGCGTTGGCAGCCATTTTCTTGGCCTTGCGAAGCATTTGCTTCGCCCTTGCCAGCATAGCCGCACGCTGGTTGTCAGTCACACCCTCCATTTCCATAGATGGAATTTGGTCAATGGCTTTCTGGATGAGTGCAACGTCAAACTCTCCGTTGGCATCCTTTACCTGGAAAAACCGTCGTCCCTTGATAGTTAGGAAGTGTGTATCAGGCAACTCGTTTGCCCGAATGAATCCTGCTCCGTCTTCCACGGAGCACGCCCCCACCTTATCCGGCAGCACCGCCAAATGGTCAGGCCGGTAGTTCCTTGCGATCATTTTGTAATGGCGGCCATCGAACTCACCTTCCTGAAGTTCGGCGTCAAAGAACAAACCAGTGCTCAGCTCCAGCGTTTGGTTGTTTTTGATAGCCTCGGCCACCCGCTCATCAACTTCCTCAACCCGCGTTTGTTCCAGCCACGCCTCTGCCTTAAGCTTGCCTTTCTTCCCATCCTCTTTTTCCCAGGACGAGTTCATAATCAGGCCAATGCCCTGCACAGTAAGGATATCAGGGTCACACGCAGAAAGCGGCTGGCCGTTCAATTCTGGGTGGTAAACAACAACCGGCTTGTGGTTCCAAGAAGCTGGGAACTTCTCAAGTTCTTCAGCGGGATAAAGTACGGGGCCAGCAGATCCGTTGAGAACACCCTCAACAATCATAACCATTGGTACGACCACATACTCTCTGCCATTCATCCGGTCGTACCGCACTGCCCCCGATTTGTTGCACTGAATCTGACAAAAGCTTGATTTCATGGTCCCAGCCTTTTTCAGGTCTCCGGCTAACATGCAGCCTATGTCTACATATTATAGGAGCAAAAAAAGATAGGCGACTGATGACGCAACAAAAATTTGCAGAAAGTTGCTTGCAGTGGTTTTATTGTGAAATGAATGCAATAACTGGCACAATGCTAATGGCCACAGAACCAACGTACCAGGAAGCATTTCGTCCTGTCTTCCTGCCCGCTTAAAGGTGTGTACTGCGATATCACAATCGCAATCTGGTACACAAGCCCACGGGTCACTGTGCACATAAGCATCGGCATCAACACTTAGCAATACCTAGTCCGGAAACATCTTACGACAGTGTTGTAAAAACCTAGCCCTCATGTGCACGCCTTCAAGCCAATTCTTTGGCGTTGGGGCCTCTTGCACATTCAGCCTCATATGGCCCCTTCGTGTAATAGCACACGACTACCCCGTCTTCACTGGTCATGCCGCTGCCTTCCTCACCGCAACAGGTGCCCAAGCACACCGACACAACGGGTGCATTGGGATCATTCCCCTTGCCTCGTCTACTGTATAAACTGCCCCAGACTTCGCTGAACACAATGGACACACCCTATCGTCACCAGCCGTAAGCCACTCGGCCAGCACCTCAACTTGCTCAATGCTCATTTCTTTGTAAGCATCAAGTTGAGCCTCTGCATGTGCCCGTATGGTCTCGGTCCGTGCAATCAATACTGCCCGCTGCCTAGTTAGAACATCAATCTCTCTAGTCATGGCACGGGCAATTTCAATCGGGTTCTGGCCCTGGGCAAAGCCTTGTGATAGTATGCGGGAAAGTTGCTGTGCCATTGCGTCGTTCACACCACGCAGCTCATTAAATGCACGGGTGAACAAAGCCTGCACAGCAATAACGGTCTCAGGGGCACCAAACACCACCCCAATGGACGGCATTACGGGCTCTTCTTTCGTCCGCCTGCTTCGTATTACTTGCTGGTAGCCACGAAGCTTGCCCTTCTTGTATGCCGACTCAATATACTTAGCCAGCCAAGGCTCCCCCTTGTAATCTGTAGAGAGTATCTTGGCGTCCGTCATTTCCTTGAGCCAAGCACGAAAAGCCTCGATTTTGCCTGGGTCATTTTTGAACTCAAAAGCCCTTGGGGGAAGGTCTTGATGCACTACGATATGCTTGGCTGGCATTAGCCCAAACACATCACGAACAACTACGACCTCCTTGATGGAGGACTGCACTGCACGAAACCGACGAACAATGTCCGCCGCAAAGGCCCGACGGATAGTAGTTGTCCGACTTGGGTCTATTTGCGTTGTTCTGGGCATTATTCACTCTTTACAAGCTTCACAGTCTTGGACGGGCGTCCAGCAGCCTCCCCAGCATCCGCAGTAAACTCATCACCAACCTTAACAGCCTTGATGATAATGTCTGCGTTGCTTGCAGAAAGGCCAAGGATATCCATGAGGTAGTGCTTGAGCGGGTAAATCATTTCAACATCGCCCTGCACATAATCCCTCATGGCAGAGGTCTTGGCCTTTGCTACCTCCGCCTTCTCCTGGTCGGATGGAGTAAGCATGTCCGGCCAATCAATGTGCAGCGTACCCTCCGGGGGTGGCAGCACACCAAACATCACCAGCCTATCAATAATCTCCCGTACAACATACGGGGTCAGGTATTTGTTCTGCCGCTCTGCCACACGCTTAGCCCACGTCTTACTATCCTGCCCGCTAGCTAGCTTTGCCTCCTCCGTGCCCATAAACACCCGGTAAGGCACATCAAGAGCAAGTGCAATAAGCTTCAGGTTTATCTCGATGTGATGAGAGGGATCGTAGACCTGTGGGGCAAGGCTCTTTACATCCACACCAACAGTTGACATCCACCGCTGCAACCCGTTGGCGTATTCCTCCATTTCCCTTTTCAGTGTTTCCTTGTCAATCTCAACAGCACCAAACTCGAGGAACCTTGGATCCACCTGAAAGCTGAGGCCGGGGAACGCGCCCTGCCAAAACATCTCGGCAGAGCCGCCAGCAATCTTGCGGATGTCCTGCAAGCGGTTGAATACAGGCCGCATTCTGCTTTCGCCAAATACCTCACTCATGCGCTTGCCATCTGCCAGATGGATGCACCGTGTCCAGTGAATATTTGTCTCTGTGAGGTTAGTAGATCCGTCGACTGGGTTCTCAAACTTCACAGAATACAGCTTCGGCTTGCCAAACCTCGGGTTATTGGGGTTGCCTTCCACCTCCTTGATAGTAATTACCGACTCATCGAACGTTCTGGTATAGATCAGCTTGTGCTTTCTCTTCCCAGAAATGTCTACGGGCTGCTCCAATGACTTGCCGTCATCAATGCCAAGCAAAATGATGCCGAACCGGCCAATGCCGCTGATCTTGTCTGCCCTCTCCATTACGGACCAAAGATCATAATCCAGCACCAGTTTCTTCCATGCTGCCTCAAACTCAGTGTCATCGGGCTCTTCCGTAACCCAAACCTCAGGGTTGACCTGCCAACACTCGCTCGGCCAGATATTGACCACACGACGAGCAATCCCCTCCTTACG